AAAGATATACTCAATATCAAAAGTGGGAAGATCATCAACCTTTACTCCTCTAGTTAAAATACATTTTTTTAAAACATCTTTAACTGCGTTGGTGATATCATCTTGATCTTTTGTTTCAAGAGCGATAATTAATATTTTTTCCTCTTTTACCAAAAATGGTCTGTATTTAACTTTTTTACCAGAGGAAGGTAAACTCAACTCATATGTTGGAGTCGTAATTGTTGGTAATGGCATAATAATTTAATTAGTGTATTATATGTTGGCTCTACTGTCATAGGTAGCACCTTTGTCAATTGATGGAAGAGGTAAACCACTGGCCGAATCATAAGTTATACCACCAGCGGTGTATGTTGCTCTACCCGATGAATCCGATGAATAAACAGTGGATTCGGGAATTGGATCGTCTCCTCTTCCATCATCAAGTACAACTCCATGTACCTGATCATAATTATAATCTGTGAAGTATCTATCATAAGCAAACTGTACACTACATTTTAACACATTTGAGTTACCATAGGCAACTCTCATTGACGTTAGGTTAGTGGGCCAAATGTTGATAAATTCATAAGTCAGAAGTTTAGTTGTTGACTTTCTTACTTTAATTTTTTCTTTTAAGTTTTCGTCCGTAGTATTAAGTATTCTCTCTTTATCTATTTCATTAACTAAGAAATCATTTTCAAATTTTGTTATATGTAATATCTCTTTATAAGTCTCTGGATAATTGAAACGACCATATGCATTATAATCTCTTTTACTTGTACTAAGAGGATTAATATATGTCATCCATGATTCTAAAACTTCAAGAATTATATGATCAGCATCAATATAAAATACTAAGTTAAGTGGTGGAAAAGTTCTAAGATTTGGAAACTCCTCTTGAATACCTTGATGATGTCCTACAGCAAGACTTGTTTGAAAACTTGTGCCTGGTATTTCTGCCTCAGTACACATTATCGACATCTTTTCTTTAAATCCACGACCTTGTGTTCTTCTATTTTCATCTCTACTTCCAATTTGGTTCAACCACCTATCATATCTACCAAAAGAAAAAGTTACTTGATACAGAGTATCAAGAGAAACTCTTTGCACAGTTTCTCTAATTTGATTCATACCTCCTTTTGATCCAGCTACTATTTGATCTGGTCTAGGAAATATACTTTTTGCAACTGAATGTCTATTTGCCACAATAAATAAGCTTAACTTGTTATTACTATATATGAGCTATAAAGGGGTATATCGACCTTCTAATCCTAAAAAATATAAAGGTGACTCTCAAAATATTATTTATAGGTCTTTATGGGAAAGAAAATTCATGAATTATTGTGATTTGAATGAGAATATACTTGAATGGGCATCTGAAGAATTTTGGATTCCGTATCTAGATCCAACAACAAATCGTGTTCGTAGATATTTCCCTGATTTCTTTATTAAATATAAGGATAAAGATGATAATGTTCGCAGATCGGTTATTGAAGTTAAACCCATGAGAGAGACACTTGAACCTAAAGCAACAAAGGGTAAATCAAGGAAAACTTTGATAAATGAGTCCGTCACATACGTTAAGAATCAAGCGAAGTGGAAGGCAGCTAAAGAGTTCTGTGCAGATCGTAAATTAGAATTTAAAATCATGACTGAAAAAGAATTAGGAATCAGATGAGTATTCTTCAAAACATATTAAATAAGGTTGGTGGTCAAGTCAACGAAGATTTCTTTCGTCAACAATTAATACAAGAACTTGGATCTACAAACTTTGATGATGATGCTGCGGACACAGGTGGATTTGCTCCTGGCCAATTATATTTTTTCACATATCAAGCACAAACTAAACAACCATATTATGACATGTATCCTCTGTCATATGTGATCGAAATGAGGACAGGTGGATTTTTAGGTTGCAATCTACACTATCTTCGTTTAAATCAAAGAGAAGAACTAGCAATGAGCTTACTAAATAACTCTGCTCAGGGTGCAATCGCAGTTCCTCCTCGAACTCTGCATAAATATCTCTATGCTGGTGTAAGAGGTCAACCATATCGTATTCCAGATTCAGAATGGACAGATGTGTCACAATTACCAACTGAAAAATTTGTTGATATGAGAGGAATCAGTGTTCCAAAAAGTAGAGTCTACAACAAAAACTAATGTCAGATCCAATAGAAAGTAAACAATATACAATAAATACAAATTCCTCTGATGGAACTTTTGGTGCGTTGACAAAATCCAACAGTAATTATACATTTCAATTTAAAGATGGTGAATTAATTGGTGCTGTTAGACATGATAGTGGAGTCAGAGGCAGGAAATTTGAAAAACAGGTTAATCCAGATAGTAAAGAGTGGGAACAATTATTGGAGAGTGATGCTGCAACACAAGCTTATAATGAAGCGATTCATAAAAAAGAAAAGGATAATTATATAGATGATATAAATGATGACACCAGTGCTGGAGGAACTAAAATAGCTTCTGATGAACAATTAGGAAAACATTATAGAAAAGAGACTAATTCACAAACAAATGAGGAATTGGTAACAGAGGGAGAAAAAAATAAAACAGTAATAGGTCAAGATATAAAAGATGAGTACGATAAAAAACGAGAGGGATACAAAAAAACAACCGTGTTTCGATATCCTTTTGATATGTCAATCAGACAAGATCACTTAGAAATATCAAGATATAATTACGCTAGAGGATCAATTCAAGGTAGTAGACCGTCTCGATTAGTTGAAAATGATATAAAAGAACCTTTTAAATGGGATAAGAACACTATGGGTGGAAATGCTATAAGAAAAAAGAAAGAAGAAAGAGAATATATCAGATCAGGGCCTAAAATAGAATATGAAAAGAAAAAAGGTGATAGTATGAGAGGTAGCAAATACTTTGGCACTGTGTTTTTACCTATGCCAAAAGTGGTTGATACAAATGGTGCAGAGTGGGGAAAAAGTGAATTGAATATACTTGGTTTAGCAGCTGCTTCACTTGGAGAAGGTCTTGGTAAAATTGGATTAGATCAAGAATCACAAGCTGAGTTAGAAAATGCAAAATCAATAATAGGAGCTGAGAATAAAACCAGCAAATTAAAGGATATTGGTGGTGCGTTTGCAGGCCAGTTTTATGCTTCTGCTGTTGCAAGAGCAACTAACCAAAATGTGAGCACTGATCAACTTCTTGCTCGAGCGAGTGGTAGAGTTTTGAATCCAAATGCAGAAATGTTATTTGGCGGGCCAGTCTTAAGAGATTTTAATTTTGATTTTACAATGATTTCCAGAAGTCCAGAAGAGGGAAGAGAAATTAGAAAAATTATTAAATTTTTTAAGGAAGGAATGGCTCCAAAATTTAATAATTCCACTTTTTTAACGACACCTGATATTTTTATTCTTAAATATAAAAGAAATGAAGGATATGACAGAGGAGTAATAAACACAGTAAATAGATTCAGTCCAGGCGGTCTTGCCTTGAGAACAATCGCAGTTGATTATGCTCCAAATGGATATTGGTCTGCTTATCAAGATTCTCAACCAGTTGCAATAAAAATGAGTTTAAACTTTGCAGAGTTAAGACCAATATATCAAGAAGATCAATTCGACACCCCAGAAGATAGTGTAGGATACTAAAATGACATACTCAGGATCACCAAATTCTTATTTTAGACAATTACCAGATTTAGATTATCCCTCTTTGAGGAATGATCGAACATCAGCCTTTGATTTTCAAATTGTTAAGAATCTTTTTAAAAGAGCCGTACTGAGACAGGATGTAATAAATGATGTTGTCAATTTTACAAAATATTCAGTTAGAGATGATGAAAGACCAGATCAAATCGCATATGATTTTTATCGTGATGCTGGTTTAGATTGGGTAATATTGACTACTAATAATATCATACATGTGAGAGATGAGTGGCCTATGGGTAATCAAGATTTTCTAACTTATTTGAATGGAAAATACACATCAGAGGAATTATCAAATATTCATCATTATGAAACAAAATTAATCACAGACTCAAGAGAAAGAACAATACAAAAAGCAGGTCTTTATGTTCCATCAGATCATTCTATAACATATGTGGATAATGGTGTTGTTAAAACTCAATCTCAAATCAAGCAAGTTACTTTCTTAGAGCATGAAACAAATCTGAATGATGATAAGAGACAAATTAATATTTTAAAACCACAGTTACTTGATATGTTTCTATCAGATGTTAGTGATATTATGTCATATCAAAGATCTGATCAATATATCACTGATGACTTGAAAAAAACAGAAAATCCACGCATAATTTCGCCATAAAAAAAGAGGTCACTTTGAGCGACCTCTGGCGTAAAAAATGGCCCGAAATTTTTTTCGGGGTATTTTCTAATTTTCAGCTAATTTTGCAAAATAGCTGAGTGCATCTTCTTCATCCTCATCTGTATTTACAGAGGAT